GGCTTGGCTATGGCTGGGCAGGCTTTAGAAACTACGTTGCTAGAAATGAGTGGTACAGGGCAAAGCACATTACCTAGCAATGCGGCGGCCGATGCTGTTAGGCAAGTAAACGAACGTCAAGATGATACCTTTCAGCCATTAATTCAAAACTCTATGTCTACTATTAAGTCAGCGTGTGAGGCTTGGATAGATGCGGCTCAAATACTTTACTTTAGCAACCCAAGAAAGCTAAGAGTTCAATCTTTAGATGGTAGTCACTCGCAATTAGAGACATTGCAATACATGGTTGACGACGAAGACAATTATGGCCCGTTTAAAAACTCAGCACGTGGGCGATATACTGTACAAGTAAAAATGGGCGAGTCGTTCAAGTCTAAAAAAGAGGCTGAACTTGACACCACTTTAAAAATGTTACAGTTTGCAGACTCAAGCACACCACAAGGTCAAATACTTTTAAATCAGGCGATACTGTCAACTACTGGAGAAGGCGGTGAGAGAAGTCGCAGGATAGCCCAGTATCAAATTATTGATAACATGCTTGTGTTAGGGATAGATCCAGAGCCTAAAGATGATGATGAAAAAGAATATGTCATGCAGAAAATGCAGCAAATGCAGCAGCAAGCACAAAGCCAAGAGCCTAACCCTGCAATGGTAATGGCACAGGCTGAAATGCTTAAAGGTCAGGCTGATTTACTTGAGCAGCAAAACCGTCAAGCTGAAATGTCAATAAGTGCAGGTAAAATCCAGTCAGAAGATGCTAGCCGCAGAGAGAAGCTACAATCTGAAACGGCACTAAATGTCGCCAAAATCCAACAGAACCAAGAAAAAATTGACAATGACAAGGCTGACAATGACTACAAGAACGCCCTGTCAACATTAGAGTTAGAGCTTAAGGCTGAAAAAGAACTTAACGCAGAGTTAAGAAGCAACTTTCAAGCAGCAATATAATCATTAAAGGCATTTGACACATGCCTTTTTTATCACCTAAAATTTAGTTAATTCAACCAAGTTGTATCTTTGACGATAAATAGGTTAAAATAACCATACCTACTAGCAAGGGGTTACAGCTTGCTATTTTCGTTCACCATATAACGAGGAAATTAAAATATGGATTCTGGTACAGAAACACCAATTAAAGAAGAAGTTGTTCAACCTGTAGAAGTTGTGGAAACTGAAACAGAGACAACCGAAGCTAATCCACAAGCTGAGGCGACAGAGCAAGAAGAGCTTTACATTGATGAAGATGAAGGCGACCAACAAAAGCCTATAGGAATGACTCAAGAGCAATCTTATGCGGCATTCCAAAAAGAAAAACGTAAGCGTAAAGAGAAGCAAGAACAAATTGATAAAGATAAGCTAGAGAAAGAAAGCCTACGAAAAGAGCTAGCAGATTTAAAAGCTCAAGTTGGTGACATGACTCGTGGTGAAATGCCCGACCCATATGACTTCGATAATAAAGAGGATCATTACAAAGCCTTGAAGGAATGGGAAGGAAATGCAGCACCAAAAGCAAAAGAAGCTAAACCCGTCGAACAGCAAAGCAGCGCTGAAGATGAGGCAGAGTTTTATCTTTATCAAAAAGAGCAAGAATTAACTAAGCAATTGCCAGAGTACCAAGCATCTAAAGATAGTTTATTAAAAATAATTAAAGATGATGGCTTTGATAACCCTAAAGGGGTAATGCTTATCTTGTCTAATATTGCACAGCAAAAAGGCGTTGATATTGCCAAGGCTGTAATGACAATGGAACGAATTCCTTCATTGTTTGAAGATATTAAACGAGCAGGTAATAATCAATTTATGATTGGTGACATACTTGAAAAGGCAGCAAGCAAGGTTAAGACTCGCACTAAAAAGCCTATTAATACGCAACCAGAACCAGAAATTAACTCAACTGGCGCGATAGACGGTGGTAATGAGGCGGTTAATAAACTGCGTCAAAAATGGGTAGCCAATCCCAGCACACAAAATTACAACACTTATCAAAATGCCAAAAAAAACAAGGTGAATAAATAATGGCTAATCAAGTAGCTCACGACTTAATGTGTACACTGTGGGAAGAAACCGCAGAAACGACAGGCATGAAAATGTCTTTGTCACGAGATTTAGAAATTTACAATATGGGCGGTGACGCTAATTCAGATCATGCTTCGGCTGATACTGCTGGCACTTCTGACCGTGAATACATCCCTCAAGAATACCGCTTTGAAACCCAAGATGGTATAGAGTCAACAGATGGTGACTTTCAAGACACTATTGATCGTATGATACCTGTCAACCGTGGAAAATCTAAACGTGTTTTAGCTACGATTTCAGCTAAAGGTTTGCGCGATCCACAACGCCGTAAAAAGGTGATGGAAGGTTTTGCTCGAGATATTGCTAACGCTGTTGATTTAGAGTGTTACCAAAAAATGATTAACGAGTCTACAATGGCTGTTGTTAATACCACTGCATTTGATTACCAAGCACCAATTGATGCAGAAATTTTAATGCTCAACTATGGTTTAGGTGCGTTCGATAAGAACCTGTTTTTATCAAATAAAGATTACGGTAAAGTAGCTAAAGATTTAGGTCAAAACCAGTATAACGAAGCGGGTATCGTTAAGGACGCACTAACAAAAGCACAATTACCAATGTTAGCAACGTTCGATACAATGCGCTCTGATTACTTAATTAACTTAGCTAAACCAACTACTGCAACATTAACGGTTAACGGTACGCAGTCGCATACAGTTTCAACTTATGATGCTAACGATTTTTACTTAGATAATCGTTCAATGCCTCTTGTTGTTACAGGTGCTACTACAGCAACTATGCCTGTAGGTACTAAGTTTACAATTGCTGGTGTTAACTTCTTGCATCCTGAAACGCGCGAAGATACAGGAGAGTTACTAACCTTCTCTGTTATCACAACTGGCGCTGGCACTGTTACCGTTCAACCTGCAATTGTTGCAGCTGGCCCATACCGAAATGCTAGTGCTGTCGCCACAACTGGCGCGGCTGTTACAGTGTTAAATATCGCGGATTCTAACCCTTCTCTATTTTATACTCCAGAGTCTACGGTTTTAATTCCGGGTCGTTTACCTGTTCCTGCTGATGCTGGCAATGTTACTAGTATTGAAGCAACAACTGAGCAAGGTTTACCAATGCGTATGACGTATCGTTATGACTTCCACAAAGAGCGTTACGAAATGAAAGCATTGATTTTCTTTGACGTTCAAGTTGTGTACCCTAACCAACTTGGCATGATCTTATCTAATCAGGTATAATTCATTAACTAAGTAATTATAAAGGCGACTTAGGTCGCCTTTTTTATTGGAGAAATAAATTGATACATATATTTAAAGCTGGCGGGAATCATAAAAAAGAAGATGGCACAGCGTATTCTATTAAAGCTATCAACGTTTCAGACAAGCCAAAGTTTATGATTGATGGATGGGTGACAAGCTTAGACTTAATTGATGATATTGAAGATGGCGTGTTTGAAGAAGTTAAACCAGTAAAAGAAAAGAAAAGCACCACTAAAAAGGCTGGTTAATCATGATAACTAAAATTGACATTGTTTTATTGGCTTATGAAGAATTAAGAATAAGCGGGCTAACATCTCAAGCCACTAACAAAGAAATAGCAACAGCGGTTCGTAGGCTTGATAATATGATTGCAAGCTGGAAGAACAAAAACCTCTGTCTAAGCTATATCCCTTCAGTGTCTTATTCTGATATAGACCCAAACCAAGATAGCGGGCTAAATGATACTGATATGTTTGCTGTTGTCGCTAATCTTGCTAAAAACTTGTGCTCAACATTTGGCAAAATATGTCACCCACAAACAAAAGCAGATGCAAAAGAAGGTTATGAAAACCTGTTTTCTGTTTTAGCACCACCAAGAGAAGCAGATCCATATCAGCCAACAGGCTCAGGCAGCCCATATGGCAGTAATTATGGTTACAGATACCGATATCAAGGCGAGGATAAAAACGCACCTGATAACTGCGAGACTTTAGATTTAAAAGTTGGTCAAACTGATTATTTTTCTATTGATTTTACTCGATATCTTCTTGAAGATAATGTTATAGCAAGCTATGTGATTGAAGATGGTGAAGGCGTATCAATTCCGACAAGCGCAGAGGAAGACGGAATTATAAATATAGAGGCAATAGGCTTGACTGCTGGATTTTCTCCAATAAAAATAACGATTACATCTTCGCCAAGTGGCAGAATAGATCCAGAAACAATAAACTTTAACGTAACAGCTACATAGTAAGGGTTAACCTATGAGAGACTTACTGGCTAAAACAATTATTACGGTGCCTATTATCAACGAATTTACAGACCAAGGTATAATCACAGCTTTAAAATTAGAGCAATCAGTTTTGTTTGGTCTAACTTTTGGCGCGTGGTTTAAAGTAGGAATGATAGTGGCTTTAGGGTTATTAATCATTGAACGAACAGTAAGTATTTACCTTAACATAAAAAATAGAAGCAAGATTAAATAGCGTTTTTAGGTGCAATTATACTTATTATCTAATTTTATCTATCGTGTTATAATCCTACAATAGAATTAATACTCAGGGGCTAGTAATGCCAAGCATACCTTTTATCAAAGGCGATAAAGTAGATGATAATACCGACTTCAGGGATGCTTTGCCTGTAAATTATTACGCTGTTTTGCGAAATGTTTATGGCGAAAAAGGCTACATGCTTAATTACTATGGCTTGTCTGACTTTGCAACAGGTCAAGGGGTTAGTCGTGGTTCAATATGGGTAGCAAGAACAGGTCTAGAGGGTCAGTATCGCGTAACAGGCACTTCACTAATAAAAATTGATGACGATCAAACCGTGACTGTGCTAGGTGAGATTTTAGGTTCTGATCAAGTGTCAATGACTTACTCCCTTAATAACTTAGCTATAGTTGCAAATGGTGCGCTTTACTACTACAACCCCACAGATGGATTTAGACAGATAACAGACCAGACGGTCGGTAATCCAATCGATATTGTGTGGGCTGATTTTAGATTTGTTTTGACTGATGGCGATCTTTTGTTTCAATCTAGCTCTATAAATGAAGAAGCTTATGAGCCTTTAGATTTTATTGGATCAGACTTTCAGCCCGATAAAATATGGGGTGTGGGCTTGAATGATGATAACGAGCTAATAGCATTCAACGAATTAACTACAGAGTATTTTGTCAATATTGGCGCTGATAATTTTTCATACAAGCGTATTGAGCAAAAAGCTGTTAAGTCTGGTATTGCTGGCACTCATGCAAAGGCGGAATTCAATGATAAATGGTACGCCCTAGTAAGAAGATCTAATACACAATACCAATTTAATATTATTCAATCAGGCTCAACGCTAACAATAACAAGCAGAGAAATTGAAAAGGTATTATCAAAGTATACTGGTGAGCAACTATCTAAAACAGTTGTTGAGGTTTTCACCAAAGACTCTGTAACATGGATGATTGCACACCTACCTAATGAAACATTGGCATACAACGAGACCGTGGCTAAATCGTTCGGCATTGATTTGGCTTGGTCAATATTAAAAACCGATGTTTACGGAAATAAAACATATCGCGGCAAAGATATGACTTATGATCCGCGTTTTAGTAAGTGGGTGATAGGAGACAAGCTTGATGATAAAATAGGATTTTTGGATGATTCAACTTGCACTCATTACGAAGAGATAGTTGAAGGGTTGCTTTTTACGCCTTCTTTTGACATGGAAAGCTTGAGCCTCGATAGCTTGAAATTAAAAACTATACCGGGTATTTCTCCTAGTAATGACGCGACTGTATTCATATCAAGAACTGACGACTTGCGAGTTCATAGTCAGGAGCACATAGAGCAATATGGCGTAAATCTTGACTACAATAAAAACTTCACTGTGCGAAATTTAGGGTACGTAAGAAGCGAGACAGCCTTTAAAATAAGAACGGCTTCTCGTTCGCGTATGGCGTTTTGTCGATTAGATGTGAGTGCTTCCTAATGGCTGATCCTAGAAGTTCCACATCAAGAAGGGCATACCTTAGTTATTCACATCTAAAAGAACTCACTGGATGGCCTGAATTATTAATTGATGATTATCAAGGGATACAGCAAGATTTTAATTACACCGCTGATGAGTTAGATTTAATTGATATAAGGGTAACAGTAAACGAAGGCAATATAACTGACCTTCAGGATTCTCACTACCCTAACTTAGCGGCTCAAGTTCAATTTATACAACAACAGTTAGACGGATTACCTGAATTTACTATTGACACAACAGGTTTTACATTCGATAGCACGCTAATAACATTCGATAAGGTAATTGCATAATGGCATATCAACCAATAATTATAGGCCCCGCTGATGCACAAGACGGCGACAATTTATTTACAGGCGCGACAAAGATAAACGCTAACTTTACAGAGCTTTATGATCGGCCAACACCTTACGAGCCAAGAAACATAATAGTTATAAATGAATTCTCTGATTTTCCCGATCCGCTAGAAGCAAATACAGCTTACGAAATAGGTGGGGATATAATTTTTCCTGACACCTTGCCCGCAACATTTAACAATCTACCTGCAAATATAGAATTTTTCGGCAGGGTGACGTCTTCAAAGTTAACCTATAATGGTACAGGAAAGTTTCTGGCTGGATCTGACCTTAACTTTTTTAAGATTGACAATGTACAGATAGATGCCTCAAACGCCACGGTTTACGACATAATTGACACAACAGGATCTACGATAATAAATTTTATAACAGCTAGTATCGTTAGTTGTTTGGAAGTAGGAGTAGTCAATGTCTTTGCATTAATTATAGATATAACAAACATAGTTAATACAGGACAAGGAATTACACTAGGAGATAAAACACTTATCTTAAGTGTTGATAAGTTAACAATGAGTTCATTAGAAGCTTCTTTTGTGGCCTTTGATATAGAAAACTCAGTCCTTAGCACATTAGAGATGACAAACTTCAGGTCTAACGCTCCTGTTGGTGCGACTGCATTAAAAGGCCTTACTAATAGTCAGAATATAGCCGCTGAGCAGGTTGGAGACATTAGATCATGGGAATTATCTGGTGGTTGTGTGGCGTTGTCTGGAATAGATAACAATGATTCAGGCTATAGCTTTGAAAAAGTAACAGGACTTATTGATAGTCAAGTTATCGGGCATTGTTATATAGGGGTAGGCGACTCAGCCACCACAAGCATAACGTCCGGCGTTGAAACTGCTGTTGCTGGAGTTTTTACACAAGGGCCAGAATCATCGCAAACAATAGCAAGCGCAACTGGGGTGATAACCACATTAAATAGAATTCAATCAAGAGGCTTTATCAGTGCGTCACTAGACGTTGATAAATCTGGTGGTGGTAATGATGATTACTTATTTAAGATAAAGAAAACACCAATATTAACAGGTATTGAGGAAGATGTTATTGGGGCATTCTCGACAAAAACGATGAGTGGCGGAGATTCTAGTGCTGTTTTTATTAGCGCACCCGTTAAACATATTGATGGCGATCAGTTTAGAGTTACAGTCACATCGGCTGGAACAAACGACGATATAACGGCTAACACGCAGGGCTTTGAGGTAATAGGATAATGGCAAC